TACATAGCTCTTCTTGGAGAGTGCCTCGACGGGCACACCATTGTGCAATCCTGGTGTACTTGGATAGACCGATGAGTTTGGGACCAGCAATGATTCCAATATAAGCCACACCCGTAACAGGTTGGTGATGATGCGAACACATGCTCTTAAGCTCCGAACGCACAACCAACATACCTTCGTATGCTCCGTCCGTATCGTTTGGGAAAGCTGTAGCATTAGGACTCTCCTCATACCGGCCAGCCATAATTTCATTGAAGTACATTTTGGCAAGACGCTGTGCGGTACCTTTTGAGTTTGGATCATTTTCTCTGTCGATTAGTAATACATCAAGCACTTGTTCAAATGCTTCAGTAGCTTCTGCAATCAAATGCTCTCGATCTGAATCAGCAAGGTAGTCGCTGATGTTGTCGCCAGCCCAGAATCTCTTGCCGTCTTCCTTCATGCGTTCGCGAAGGACTTGTGATAGATTTTTTTCCAATTGTTATTCTCCGAGTTATAGACGTGGATGTCTATGTGTTAATTGTAATGTATTTAGACAGAATTGTCAACGATTTTGATATTTCTTAAGTCAGGATATGGCACATATACAGGTTTGGGATTGTGTTCCTTGACACCTTGTAGCAATGCCACACCTTGAATGGCATCTTCAATGCTGGGCTTGTAATGATAGCCTACATAGAATGTCTTTTGGTCCTGCCAAGGTGCCACAGTCAAGTCTCTGCCATCATAGCGTTGGCGCAATATGGTTTCATATGCTTTTTTATCATCCAACAAAATAGCACCACCATGACCGATAGCTAATGGCTTGGTATGACCAAAGCTCAAACACTGCATGGTGCCTGGCCGATACATGTCCTGTTCCAATCTGCGAGCACTATCCCAAATCCTAGTGTAAGTGAATTCATATTCGCCTTCCCAGTGTTGCCATTCGGTGTCGTGGTACACATAGTGAATACCCAACTTGTGCATGGTCATAGGAATGCTCAAGTAAGTGTAAGGTGTAAACTTACAGGCTCGCACTCGATCATATCGCAAGCAAAGCTCAATGGCATGTGTACAGCAATCAGTCATGACGGCATACGGTGCTCCTGTGAACTCTGCTAGTTCTTCTTCAAACTTTTTTATCTTGTCGAACATACCAATTCCATGCGTGTTGAATCATGTCATCCAAGCTGTAGTGTTGCCAGGCGCCAGCAACCAGGCCAAACTTAGCAGCACTGGCTGTGAGCATGGGCGGGTCGCCAGGCCTGGCCTCTCCCAGCACCACTTTCAATTTCCGTCCAGTTATGCGCTCAGCGGCAGCAATAATTTCTCGATTGCTGGTGCCTGTATTCATGCCTAAATTGTATATACCAGCAGGAACATCATGATAGATAGCCAAGCTGTGTGCTCGTGCTATATCTTCCACATGTACATAATCACGCACACATGTGCCATCTGTGGTTGGAAAGTCTACGCCATTCAATGTGAATTCGCCATCATCTCGCATGGCTTCTAATACTCTAGCAATGATGTGTGTTGCGCCAGGCTCTTGCCCATGTCGTGTTTGCGGATCTGCACCACAGGCATTGAAGTAGCGGAAACTCACATAATCAATACCATATGCTTTGTGGTAGCTTTCCAGCATCATGTCTATCATCAGCTTGCTTTGGCCATAAGGACTGACAGGTTCAGCAGGATCCACTTCGTGTATGGGATTCATAATAGGCTCACCATATGTGGCTGCCGAACTTGAAAACACTAATCTACAACGAGGCATGCTTTGTTTGACAATATCCAACAACTTCAATGTTTTGGCCACATTGTTGTTGTAGTATTCTGAAGGATTCTTTACTGAAGGACCCACAAGGCTGGTACCAGCACAGTGAATGATAGCTCCGGGTTGTTTTTGTATGATCCAACTTAGGGCTGTATCAGTAGAAAAATCTTCACACAAGAATCCATTGGGCACACCTCGTAGATGTGCGGGTGGATCTCGTCGGTCAATGCCATACACTTCATGCCCGGCATCTTTCAATTCCAGCATGGTCTGACCGCCAATATATCCGGCTGAGCCGGTTACAATTACAACACTCATTCAATTTCCTTGAACAATGGCATACTTTCACTCAGCATTCTAACAAACTCTAAGTTAGTTGGAAATGTGTCCAGTGCGCCTTTGTGGTTTGTGATATTAATTTTCATGTTTTCTACCGGGCCAGATCCTGTTTCTATGCCATACCAAAACATTTCTGTAGCACCTTGTTCAATTTGTTTTGTAAAATATTCGCTAATCATTGTTCTATCTTTACAACTTGATATTTTTCGTGAGCAGCATGGTCACGATAGCGATTGCCCGCTCGATTCCACTGCTCACCTTGTCCAGAAATAATATCAACAACACGATCCACAGTGGCATTGTTCCAATCGCTAATAAGTCCCATGTTGTGATGCGGTTCTCGCAGGAGCAGTTGCATCTTGTGATAAGCGTCATCTATGCTCCAGGGAATATACAGTCTATTGGGATCGTTTGCGAAGGTTTCAGGAAAACTGCGATACGCTGGATATAGCACATTGCATCCAAGAGTATCGGCCTCTGATACGGTGTTTGAAACCCAATCTTGTAGCGCACAATTAAACAGCACACGAGTATTGTTAAGGTGAGCATAGTATTCGTTCTTGCTTATGTTGTCATAGATCCGGAGTTTGCCTTCCGCCTCCATACGGCGGGCACGTTCAATATACTCAGGGTTATTGGATCGTAGAGGTCCACCTGAGTATATGGCAAATTCACAAGGTTCGCTGGTGAGCTCGCTATACATTTCAATAAGGTCCATGAAGAAGCCAGGTTGTTTTTCCTGATCAAAACGAGCCGCGAAGCCCACTCGTCTCGGTCTTTCAGCAAACGGCGTGATATTCCCCGTTCCGCCAATTCGCTCCAGAACTTCTGATTTGCCAAATGCCAGACCGGAAATGTTGTAGATCGGAGCAGTCCATCCAGCGATGCGCATGTGCGCGACCATTTCCTCATTGGTTGCCAATACTGCACCCCCCGAGAAAGCCACCATCTCATTGACCATTTGTTCATACAAGTTCATCCATTTAGCCATACCCCACACATGCACAAAGTCATCCGGGTCGATAGCCTGTGCCAAACAACGAACATAGATCTTGGGACATTGTTCTCGGGGAATCTGATTCATGATGTAACCAAGACTTTCAAAACCCGGTTGGAACATGTCTTCAAAGTAGATCACATCGTCACCAGTAACATCACCGTTCTTCATTAACTGAACCAAGTTCATCATTTGACTCATGGCAAAATAACTGCGACCATGTGCATCCAATACCTGACCTACACTGATTGCTTGGGTGTTGTCAATAGTGACACCTGGAACATAAACAACATCCAGACCTCTGCGGTCAAACACACGCCGATTCCATTCTGTGAGTTGTAGTGTATAACGGGCTTCGTAACTTTCCAGCCCCATGTAAAATAGTTTTCTCATTAGAATCTTCCGGCAAAGCGACGAGTGTCTTCGTCCCACATGTTCTTGGCATTCTTGCCTTGTGAATATTTGTTATACTGTTGCCAAGCATAACTCTTGAAGTTATACAAATCAGCCTCGTTGTAACGATAGCCATAGTCCTGGCAGAACTCCAAGAGCTTTTCCAAGTCGTCTTGGATTTCAATCACACGGGGGTTAGATTTGAGAGTAATTTTTGCCATTTTGTTTCCTATTAGATAGCAATGTTGATATTGGGGCGGTGAGTTTCATACTTAATGAGAGCTCCGTTTTCACCATCTTCAGAGACCTCAATCCAAACTGAACGTCCGGGATACCTACCAGCGATTTGCAAATACAAATCGTCTGACATCATTTCACATGATTTGTAGTCGAGTTGGATGGTTTCTTCTCGATAGAGTTTTTCAAGCCATCGCTTGAACTGGATGAATTCGATGTCTCTATCATTGTGTACAACATCAATCCACACCCGGAAGTGGAAGATATGACGATGAGGAGTGCCAAGGAAACTAACGTCATACTCATCGCCCGTCTTAAGGGCTGGATCTGTCGCGGCTGCGGGGTAGCAGTGGATTCCTTCTTTTTGGAAGGTGACCCAGATTTTTTTCTGAGCATGATGTTTGATTCTTTCTATGGTGTCGCGTTCAGCTTGATTCATGATTCATCTCCACTGTATAGTCTATCATATTGTTTGCTTCTCATTGCCATGCTTTCAAGCACAGCCATTTTATTTTTAAATATTCTAAATTTGTAACTGGTTTTGCCACGTTGTCGTTCAAAAAAACAATAGTCATTGCCTCGGATATAGTCACTTTGACTGCCGGCAGCTAGTTGTTGTCGGCATGTTTCATATCCATCTTTAAAAATTTCTTGTATTTTAGGATGCGCAAAATCATACACAGTGGTACTTATTACCACTTGATCTTTAGTGATTACTCTAAGTTGTTGTTGTAATTTTTTACAAATTATGCTATCTAAATAAGATGTTGAAATAATATCTGTAGGAAGCATTGTGCCTACAACATGATGAGATACTGCATCTTTGTCACGAGATTTAAATTCAAGATTGTACTTGGGTACATCTGCACAAGCACCACGTAAATCAGTGGGCCAACCTTCTTGTTGCAGGTATTCTTCAATATATCTACCTGCAACGCCATTGATATTGGTTGGAACAGTTTGTCCAAGCAATGAAGTTTTTACACTTTTGATCTTCATTTGATTACTTCATCCTTTGTGTATTGATCCCATGAGGTAAATGTTTTTCTATCCAACAAGTTATGTAGGCTATGACACCATACTCCGGGATTGGTTGCTCGGAAATCCTTGTCGTCTAGTTTGATAGTAGTGTTATAGCCTAGCAGTTTGATATAAGGCAGTTTTACAGATATCATAGGAATGAACTGTGCTTGTTCGCATAGTCCACCTTCGCACAGGCCTTCTGCAGACGACACATCAAGATCCAAGGTACACCAATAGCCCTTGTCCAACCACGCCTGAATCATGCGTTCCCATTTGCTCCAAGTTTCAGCATCATTAATAGTGGGGTTTGGAAAACTTTGATTGGCACCAAAGTAAATGTGTGTGATTGGATTCCTTGCTTTGGAATCAATCTCACCACGCTTCCAATCTATATCTTCAACAGTTTGCAACCCTACCACAAACAATGTTCGATGTCCGTTAACAGGGCTAGCCTCAACTTCTGTGCCTACAAAGAAGTTAGTGTCTTCATGTCCTTGTCGATTCATTTGATTTGCTCGCTTTCAAGCAGTTGTAATGCTTCTGATTGTAACTGATCTTCGGGATCGCTGTCAACTTTTGTTTCTTCAAAAGTGTATAGCACATTAAATTGTGTGCGAGCATTCATGGTTTTCTTACCTTTGAATCCTCGTGTGCCCGGAATCTCCATCCAATAGCTTGAATAAAATTTTATAATTTCCTCAGCAGTTTGTCTGTCTGGTGCCGAAAAGATTGCTTCAATGATGTCTTCAAACTTAGCATAGTCACCAACTGACCGACGCATCATAGCAGGATATTCTCCAGCATCAAACCGTCTATTTGCTTCTTGTACCGCAGTCAAGTGCATCCAAACATTATGTCCCATAAGCAACGCATATGAAAAACTATCCCAAGAAGTCTTGCCCCACTTACCGTTCTTGTTAACATCTGGCAGTACATCATACAAAGCAGGATCTTTGAAATTTTCCTCAGTAAGTGTAACACCCGGTTTGATTGTGCCTGCTTTATAGATACAAATATCTTTCATTGTGAGCAGGTCGCTTATGGGACTGTCTTGCCAGCGAGGGTATATTCCGTCGGCAACAACACCGGTGCTCCATTTGCGTGTGTCTGTAGCATATTTTTTATCATCTGCACTAGGACCCATACGATACGACCACTTTGAGTCATGTTCAAATACATTTTCGTAATAGACCTGACCGTTGGCTGTGGCAAGGAATGGACTGGCACAATCAAAACTAATAGTAAAAGCCGGGTTAACGTATTTTCTAACTGCTCTTTGAATCACGGTGAGTAGCACAGCCCATTCCAACTTTGATGTGCCCAAGAAGTGCATCCAGTCATGTTTGCCCTCTTGCAACAAATTATCATATCGCAAAGCTACCAAGCGTTTGAGCACCAAGTGAACATCACACATATTCTGTCCACCCATTGACCAGCCGTCAAAGTGTGTGTCTGGATACTTTGCAGGGTCGCAGTACTCTTTCATGGTGTCATACCACTGGTCAGCTGACGTGTGATTGTCACCTTGCAACACATTTAGAATCTTGGTGCCACCATTACGAACACCCTTGCGATGTTTCATGAAGTATTCGTTGTTGAATTTGGTAGCAGCCACAGCTTCGGGCAGTGTAGAGATTTGACAGGCCTTGGCGGCTTTTTTATCATGAATAACCCAAGTTGGAATGTCAAGTGTCATGCAGTAATCAGAAACATTGTCCAACCAATTGAGCACTAACTCACGCTTCTTTTGAGCTTTAGCACAACCCGAGTTGGCTCGCCAATCACCTTCCCAAAGACCCTTTGCAATCTGGAAACCGCCCGAGTCACCTAGGAGAAACGTGCCCGGCTCACGGTTCCGTACCATGTCTTCTGACCAATCTTGTTTTGAGAGATCGAGGTTAGCATGACCTCCGGACGCAAGTGACCAACGATACGGAAATAATGCCTTTGTGGAATCCAGCCAATTAAGCTGTTCCATATCCGTGAGGCCCTGCGGGAATCGTGCGGGATCCACATAGTGTTCATTCCGTTGCTTGCCCACAAACGTAGAATAGAACCCGCTGATGGCCGGAAGGAATACAGCGTAATCCGATTGCTTGGCAGTTAAGTTATCTTGGCTCACTTGCTTTGTGCTGGTAAGATGTAGTTGTAAACAACAATACCACTATCCACAGTGATCTTGGCAGCACCGTCGTCACTAATACGAATGGTCTTGTCGCCTGTGAGTGCCAGGATGCTCATGACCTGTTGAGCAGGCCACGACCATGCACGTTTCAACTGTCCATTCACACCTGGGTGGAACACAAAATTGCCAGAGTGTGTGCTATGATCGCCAAAGAAAAACTTCAAGTCGCCGTTTTCAGTCTTGGCTTGAAAGTGTGGCTCTTCAGCATTGGCCTGTGCTTGCATACGCAGTCGATTGATAGCAGCCACAGTTGGTTCAAATTCAATGTGCCAATTCACACCTTTGAACTTGGGTGTCTTGAGTTTTTCAGTCACAATGGCTTCGGCCATAAAACGATAGTTGTTTTTAAAATCGCCTGTGGCATTTTCAAAATTGATGCCATCCGGTTCTCCACCTGTACGCCGACTCAAGCTGAGCTTGGCATTTTCTTTGTACTCTTGCAAGTTCAATAAAATTTTCAACTTGCTCAAGTTTGGCATGCCAAATGTGCCCACAAAGTCTGGGTGTGGGTTTTTAAATTCACCTTCCACAACCACACTCATGTCTTCAGCTAGGCCTACGATTTGTGTGGATTTGTCATCTCCCACAATCTTGATCAAGTCAATGCAACCAAGGTCATGTGTGTGTTGTACTAAGTCTAATAGATAATCTCTCATGTTTCTCTCCTATGTGTTTAATTATAACAGATGTATTTAGAATTTGCAATCATTATTGACGAATTACTTTTGCCAAAACTTGACCGCCGCGCAGACTTTGGATTTCTCCAGGTCTACGCATTTCAAACCAAGCAATATCACCGGTTCCGGTGTACCGCTCGATAATTTTATAGCCAAGATTCCGGGCTATTGTTTGTATGCGACTGCCTGGTGTGTAGCACATCCAAGCATGCTCTACTGCACCAACTCCGTGCCAGTTGTCGCATTCATTGTAGGTAAAAACCAATGCGCCACCGGGTCTTAGTTTCTGATATATCTCTATCAAGAACTTTTCAATCATCTCAATGGGTTTCCAATTAAAATAATTATAGGCAAATACCAGGCCAAATTGATTGCTAGGCAATGCTGTAAAAATCTCTGTGTCTTTCCAATCGTTAATTACATACGGCCGCAGTCTGTTTTTATATTCTTTGGTGAACGGATTCATAGCAACGTCAATTAAATCACGATCGTGATCCACAAGATACAATGGATCCATTGGCACCATGTCTTCGACCAGCACATCTTGTCTGGCGCCAATTATCATTCCGGGCAATCGCCAATCAGTGTAATTTTTTATTGTGTTGCGCAAACTTTCATGATCATTAAACTCAATAGGTAGCTTGCGATTGATCAAGTGTTCTACAGTTTCAAAACACATTTCTTGTTCATATCGCTTCCAACTTTCTGCATAATATTCAGGCTCTAGACGATTGACGTCGTTCCTTAACTGTTGCTTTAGAGTTTGAAGTGATTGGTCAAATTTAGCAATATAATTTTTAACATCCGCCAACCGTTCGTGTATTTCGGCGGTAGTAGAATGATACTGAACATCACGATTTTTTACTGCATGAACAATATCATCCAACTTATCAGTTATGTTACCGTAAGACGGGTCCATGTCAGGACGTTCTAACCAGTTTAAGTATGCAACAACTTGACTTAGCTTCATTCGAATGAAAATAGTGATGTAAAAGTGTTTTCTGTGTTGGTAGCTGACGCAAGATCCCACTCCAACACACCCAGCAGGTTGTCGATCTTTTGATCCACAACAGTTGCTTCCATTAATGAATCATCAAACGGCAGTTCAGTAAACCATGCAGGCAACCTTTGTTCATCTGTAGGATACCCAATTGATGTCCAACCTAATGCGTTTGATTTGAGTTTGCACACAATAGTTTTCATCCCATCAACAATCTGCATGCTATAGTTGTCGCTATTCATCCGGCGCATGTTGTTCCAGTTAATGGCAGCCCGCACATGGCCTGGCATGTTGGCTTTTCCTAATCGTGCTTCTTCTGCCGCATACTTGGTCAAGTTGTTCACACGCTTGGGTGATCCTTTTTCCCAACCCGGCCGCTCTTTAAACTCATACTTGAATTCTCTAATGCGTTCAATAATTTCATCTCGTTGTGTACCTGCCAGTACTTTATTTAGAATTTCTAACAGGAAGTCTTGAATTACTTTGGGTGTATCACTGCGCTTCAAATCCAAGCCCATGGCTTTAGTTTTGCCAATTTTGCCGTCTACATCCAATCGCTTGCCCTCTAAGTCGATGATGTTTACAGCATAACGTTTCTTGGTAATGAACAAACTGCGATCAGCAACCAGTTCACGGCCTGCTTTGATCAACTCGCCCATGTCTCTGGGACAGTGGAATGCCTGTTCCATAAATGCCGGAAAGCTCTCGTTCACTTGATCAGCAATTGAGTCATACAGTTGAATGCAAGTTTCTTTTGACCATTCCATACGTCCTTCTGAAACTTCTTTTTCCAAGATGGGCCAAGCAGAAAAATAGCATGAGTCTGTATCACCATAGATGATGGCCTTGCCTGTGTGATCATATTCGCCTGTGATACACTCATTTATGTGAGCATCCATGTGCTTGGCAATTGATCTGCCTGCCAGTGTGGTTGACTGTCCAATGCGCTTGTCAAAGAATCTACAGCCCGGATTCAAAATAGCACCGTACAAAGAGTTAAGATTAATCTTCTTGACCAACTGACGCTTGTCCCAGAACGCAATCTCCTTGGCATCCTTGGTCTCTTTCTTCTTGGCCTGTAGGTCTTGTCGCTCACGATACCAACGCTCTAGCAAGCCAGGAATAATACCTTTCTTCTCGTAAGTGAGAATAGTACCGTTGGCAGTAAGTATCCAAGGCTGATTTGAGTCAAAGATCATGTGCCAGATTTCCATGGCCGAGTGAACTGACTCTTCGCCACCTTCCCAGTCAATGGTAATTTCTGTGCCACGTTGCTGTTCCATTACTGCTGTGTATTCTAAGCTGGCAAACAAGCCTTCCCAGGCTGCCGCAAAACTTTGTCCCTTGGCCATGTTGGCTTTGATCAAATGATCAGTCATGGTCTGCCGCAATTGGCCAACTACAGTTTCTGGACCCATGTTCATGGCACGAATAGCTGATGGATACAGTGAGTTAATGTCCACTGATCCAATCCACATGTGCAAGCCCTTTTTGGGATATGCCACATAAGCACCTGCGGCCTGTGTGTCATCGTCTGTGAGACGTTGTTTGCGATTGGGCACAACCATGCCACGCTCGTGTGCTTCGTTGATGATGGCCTGCTCAGTCACTGCCACAGCACCCATTGTGGTTTGTAGCAACACAGTATTGGCATGTGCTAGTTCATTGGCCAGATCCAAGAAACGTAATTTCTTATCTAACTTGGCAATGATCATGGTGTCTTGGCGGTTGTACTCAATGAACTTCTTGAAGTGCTGATTGTACAAACTATCCAATGTGCCTTCAAACTGTGTTTTGCGCTCACCCAGTTCGTATTCGCCGATGGCATCCAAACTATAGCTATGACGTTCTTCGTATGTGTACTTGCGATACAACTGCATGTAGTCCATATGCACACGACCGACCAAGTCGTAAGTTTGATTCTCTGCCCCAAAGCGTTCAAACATCCTTTGCTTGGGAAACTGTCCCCACAAACAAAAACGTCTAGTGTCATCCTTGCTGAGTATTCTTGTGGTACGATTTACTGTGTAAGGAATGTCATAGCCTTCTGAGTTCCAGCCTGTAAGCACATCCGCACCTTCAATCACATCCAAGAACATCTTGATCATGTCTTCTTCACGCTCAAACAAGATGGTGTTTTCAAACTCACTCACCAGCTCTTGTGCTGTGTCCCAACTTAGATGTGCAGGCGGTACGGCCAAGGTGATCATTTGATCCAGCCAATCCAAATATACAGATATTGCAGTGATCGGATTGAACGGATCTGCCACAGGAGAGAATCCACGCTCTTGGTCAAATGCAACTTCAATGTCAAAAAATGCTGTGTGTAGCTCGGGAGCATCTTGGTCTTTGTAGTTTTCTTCCAAGCATCTAAAGATAGGATTGATGTCCGATTCATACAACTGCTTGCCAGACTGGCTGCGAACTTCCTTGCGAAATTCTTTGTTGTTGCGCGATGAGAATCTATTTACAGGCGTGCCGTAAATACTTTGGAACTTGCCCCTAGGATCGTCATAATAGAAGATGTAGTTGGCAGGATATTCTCGGTAGACTCGTTCGCCGTCACGGCGTTCTACAACATGTATGCGATCGTGTTCACGATCAAAAAGTGCGTCAATATAACTCATTGTTCTCCGTTTGTGGCCGGGTGGGCCTTGCTACATGCTCGTGATGTGAGCGACTCATAGGTATTTATAGAGTTTTACCAACAGTTTCTAAAATAGTTTCTAGAGTCTCGTGATCCTGTTTTTCTTTGCCAAACTCGGCCTTGTGTGCCAGCTTGATGGCTTTCTTGAGAATGGCAGGTTTGATTTCTAGCTCTTCGGCAATTGCTTTGATGGTGTCAGTTAGTCCACCGTTGAGTGTTTCAATCTCGTGAAGCACTTGCATGCCTTCGTTGATGATTTGGGTGAGTTTGAGTTTTTGCTCGCCGTTGAATGTTTTAGATGACATGCTTGTTCCTATAAAATTAACATTATACAGGTTAACAAACAAATTGCAAACACTATTGGCTCAATTTGCTTGCCTTTTGCAATAATCTGATGATGTCTGCAGATACAGCTATTTTATTAGGATAACGCAATTTGAGATCACGAATATTGTTTAATATCATTTCTAAGTCAGGAGATGATTGCTTGACTACTGATTTTTTGTCCCACCAATCAATGGTCCAATGTCCCCAATTCAATAACGAAGAAAAATAAATTCTTGAGTTATACTGGTCTGCAAACTCTGCAAACTGAACAATTTCTTTAAAATTGGCCTGTTGAATAACAAATCTCAAATTAATTGGTATTTTCAAAGACTCTTTAACTAACTGTAGTCCCCGAAGGAGTTCATTCCAATCTCCTCCACGAACTACGGAATAAGTTTCTGGAGTAGCTGCATCTATGCTAACACTAATATTTGTTATAACGTTTTTTAATGCCAGTATCAAATTTTTATTTTTGTTCAGTAATGTTCCATTGGTTGTTATATGAAGTTGTAGATTTTTGTTTGGAAAATCAACTAACGATTCTAAAAATTTTAGTCCGCTATGACTGGCAAACATCTCACCAGATGTGCAAGGAGAAATATTGAATAAAACGTTAGGGTTATCTATAGCCCACTGTTTAATTTCTTGATATATTTCAACTTGTTTTTGAATACGCACTGATGATTTGTCAATGATTACATGTTCTCTACACGACGGACAACTAAGATTACAAGATTCATCAAGATCAATTTTGACTTCAAGTGGAAACGTCTGAACTGTTGGAATTGCATTGGATTTTTTAGGCAAATTGTAAAGGAATGGACATTCTTGACTGCAATATGTAAATTTTCCATCAACTACAGATTGCCTTACTTTGTCGGCTGTGTTGCTAAGCCAAATGTCTTGTAAACTATTTTGATATATGTTGCCTATGTTATAAGGCATGTGATATTGACACGAACATAGTTGTACATCACCATCAGTATCTATTTGCATAGAAGTAAAAGGCAACCGACAAAATCTATCTGACAATTCTGGTTTGTCTACGGGTTTGTAATTGTAAAATTTAACGGTGTCTGCATGCATGTAAATAGTGCTCACTTTGGGCCGTGGAGTAGCGAATTCCTTAGCCCGGGCAGCAGCCGCCCACTCGGTCCTAAGGCTGAGTTTGGTTAGCCACCTGCGGCTTGAATTCTTCGCTGTAGAGAATTGATTTCTCTATGCACTTGTTGTGCTTGATAATCTTGTGGCATCATGCGATCAGCGTATTGATAACTCATGCCGCCCAGTCGTTCAAATTCAGCTTGTTTTGCAGCCAATTCTTGTTTCAATGACGCAATATCAACTGGCGGATTGGTAATTTCATTCAGGCGCATTATGATTGTTCCTGTTTCATTTGGCGGAATAGTGTCATGCCAGGATTGAACTTGCGGCTCCAGGACAATGATTCGAGTTGGGCCATGGCCGGATTATTTCTTTCGGCATCTATTCCAGCACCTCGTTTGGCCAGAGCGTTAACATATTCACTAGTTTTATCAGCAGGCAATGATGTTGGCACAGCAGCAGGTTTGGTCATTGGAACTCCGCTGTATTTCATTGTGGTTGGTTGGTTAACCTTAGCGTATCCACCACCTTGTTGAGCAAAGTTTGGTGCAGCTGGCTTGCTTGCAGTTGTGCCACGTGCGGCTTGACGGCGAGCAACTTCTCTACGACCAACGTAGCCTGGTCCTTGTGGATCTTCACCGGGGAATGTATTGGTCGCAGGTTTTGTTGCGCCTGTTGTTGGTGTTGTAGTAGCTGCCGGAGTGGCAGCGGCTGCTGGCGTAACAGATAGATTCATGCGCTGATACACACTATCAACAACTTGTTTTGGCACACCCCAGTCAGTGGTCAGCAACTGATATAATCTATCACTGTCGTATGGCTCGCCGGCACGGTTCCACATGTTGTTGAGTTTGTCCGCAGTGACTTTGGTAATGACATTATGCCCAACATTGCTGGCCCAGCTGCCAACTTTGTCAACACCTCGGCCAATGGTATCAAGTTGTCGACCAAACCAACTTTGTGGTTTGCCTTGCCCGGCAGTGGCACTGGCCGGAGCGCCTGCTGCTGTGGGGTGACCGTAATCAGCAGTGGGAGCGCCAGTGTATTCTTTCAAATATGCACGGCGATAACGACCAATGTTTTCAAATACAGTACGCACACCAAGTCTGGTCAATTGCAAACTACGGCCCATGTCACGATTGGTGCTTTCATTCAGCGCCCATGCATACACAGTAAACTTGCTGTCAATTAACTGATTGTTTGGCAACACTTTGACTTTGACAGACTCGGCTACTTTTGACCAAACAGATTCTCGAACTGGAGTTGGTCCTTGTTTTATTGTCATACCTGCTGGCACATTATCTGGATTGAAATCTTTTGTAAGATTTGTTGGACCATCATTCATTGGCATCAATCGCATTGGTTGTCCATTAGGGCCAATTGGTGCATTTCCTGCATTAAATGGTGTGCCTATCTGCCCGCTGGCAGCAGGTAATGCTGGCACAGTGTCACTAGGACCAGGTTCAACTGCACCAGCAGTTGATTTGGTAGGACCTTCCCAGCCTTGCCATACATTCTTTACTGGTTCACCGCCGGCTGCAGGTATGTTAATTTCTTGACCAATAAAAATTTTGTTCGGGTCTGTAATCTGGGGATTAGCATCCCATAATTGTTGTGCAGTAAGTCCATTGTCTTGTGCAATTTTTCCAAGTCCTTTAAAGTCATCAGCAGTTACAGTGTATGTGCTACCGCCTGCTCCTGAGCCCGGCCATCCTGGTTCTTGAGCATACATGCCACTCACATCAGCATTACTTTGCCATCCTGGTTCAGGAGTAGTCATTAAGTCGCCAGGCACATTGTCGGGATTATATCCGCCAATGTCTTGTCCGCCGCTTACATTACCTATGTCTGCCTGACCTCCGTATGCACCGTACGCAGCCTGGCCAGCATATGACAATGCGTAAGCTCCAACACCTTTGCCGAGAACACTGGATAGTTTATCGCCTTTGATGGCCGAATCTAGTGCATATGTCAGACCAGCAATAATAGGAAGGCCTGCACCACCTGTGGCCAGGCCGGCAATAGCAACCAGTGCTGCTTTGGCAAAGCCAGCAGTTTTGGGATATTCTTTAACAAGATTGCGATAGGCGATGATAGCCTGCATGACCTTGCCTTTTTCTCCACCAGTTAATTTTGCCAATGCGTCTGTGGCTTCATTATAAGCATAATCTACTGCTGCCACTGATGCATTACTTTGAA